GTTTTTATACTGGTGTTGTTTACGATATTTTTAGGTTGGCGCTTACATTTACATTTGCAACACCACAAACTCGCGGCGCGGCAAGAAGTGCTCAACTTTATGATTCTCAGTTTCACGATGGCAAATGGAATTCTGCTGGCTATTCAGCAACCAGCGCTGCGGTTGTTTTTGGTGGAACTGCGGTCAGAGGGTTTGATGGTCGGATAAGCGCAGAAAATAGCGCCAATTCTATTGTTGGAACTCCCGTAAGTGGACAAATTTTATTTAAAAGTGATGAGATTACTTTTGCGTCCAATTGGAATTATGTTTTTTACAACTCTAATCTTTCAGCAGAAACTGGGACTTGGACTCCGCAGTTTACTTTTGCAACGCTTGGTAATTTGTCGGTTACTTATAGTGTGCAAGTAGCCACATACAGCAAAGTAAATAACTTGGTGACTGTTAATTGTGTAGTTACAACAAGCGCATTTACACACACAACGGCATCTGGCGATTTTAGAATTATTGGTTTGCCCTTTACGGCTAAAAATACGGCTAATTTAAGAGCAGTTGGCTCTATGTTGTTTAATGGCATTACAAAAGCAGGGTTCACACAATTCACGCCAAGAACAACTGCTGGTTCAGCCGTTGTGACTTTCATTGCATCAGCAACGGGAACATCAGCCGTTAGCGCAACAGACGTTCCTACTGGTGGCACACCAGCCATCACATTCAGCATGACTTACGAAGTTTAATAGGAGATTAAAGTGACATTAGAAAAAATCATAGCAGTTGATTCTATTGAAGTAACCGAAAACAACTGTGTACAAGTTCGCACAAAAACCGCTATTTTGGAAAATGGCAGCCAAATTAGCAGTACATTCCACCGCCACGTTATTGTTCCAGGAGACGATTACAGCGCCGAGGATGCCAAGGTGCAAGCCATTTGCGCTACGGTGCATACGGCTGAAGTAATTGCTGCTTACCAAGCTTTACAACAAGAACAACAACTAACATAATGTTTTAAATTTGTTACTAGGAACATAACATGGCAACTACTTACTTTATTGATAACTCTACTCCCATAGTTGCTGCATGGCTTAACGATGTTAATGACTATGTATATCAAGGTCGTCAACGTGGAACTGTTACAGCTACATCAGGTCAAACAGTATTTACTGTTCCTTTTACTTATACTGTAGGTGCTAAAACTCTTGATGTGTATATCAATGGTATACGGCAAATCTTAACTTCTAGCTATACAGAAACAAGTACAACGTCTATTACTTTCACTGCTGGTGTTCCTGTTAATGCTGTTGTAGAGTTTGTAGGCTAATCATGTCGTATAAGTCTAAATGGGACAACGGAAATTGGAAAGTTGTCTGTGATGTTTGTGGTCGTGAGTATAAAGACTATGACCTACAACTTCGTTGGGATGGACTTATGGTTTGTAGTGGTGACTGGGAACCCAGACAACCACAAGACTTTGTACATGGTGTAGCTGATAAACAAGTTCCTCCTTTTACTAGGCCAGAACAAGCTGATACCTTTACTTTTGTTTGTACTCCTATTACTCTTCAGGGTATAGCAGACTATGGGCAAGCAGACTGTGCTCAAGCAGACATAGACTATGGTAATCGTCCTGTGTGTACCTTAGAAGGATCTCTAGCAATAGCAGAGTTAGCTGTTGCAGGATGTGCTGTAGCAGGTAAACTGGGTCCTAATTTAAATGAATTTTTAATTGGATAAAACTATGAGTTCTGCTTACACTGTTACTCGTGACCAAATAATTACCCTAGCTCTTCGTAAGTTAGGTGTTCTTGAGATTGGTTCTACACCTGATGCTGACACCATCAGTAATGCTTCTATGTCTTTTAACCTGCTTATTAAGCAACTAAGTACTGAAGGTCTTAAGCTATGGAAAATATCCGAACTTATTATTCCTTTAACTAGCAACCAAGCTGCCTATACTTTAGGTGGTAGTGGATCTGCTTTGATGTATGACAGTCTTAACCCTACAGTAGCTATTACTGATAAACCACTAAAGGTTATCCAGGGGTTCTATCGCAACATACAAACTACTCCTTACATAGATACACCTGTGATGGTTATGTCTAAACAAGAGTACACCACACTTGGTTCTAAGTATTCTACAGGTACAGCCAATACTATCTTCTATGATCCTAGAAAACTCAACGGCATTCTGTATGTCTATCTAACGCCTGACATTAATGCTCAAACTAATATTCAACTACACATAATTGCTCAAATGCCTTTAGATGATTTGAACACTGCATTAGATGTTCCAGACTTTCCTAATGAATGGATGAATTGTTTGGTGTGGAGTCTAGCTGATCAGTTGTCTCTTGAGTATGGTGTGCCTATGAATGCTAGGCAAGAGATTACTCAACGAGCTGTAGCCTACAAAGGTTTGCTTGTTGATTGGGATGTTGAGGCTTCTAGTACATTCTTCCAACCTGATTTTCGTTCTTCTAATAACAACTCTTATGGGCGGTAAGCATGGCTACAGAACGTATAAAGACTCCTATTCATCTAATTGTTTCTTTGAATCTAGGGATCAGAAGCGGGAACTTGTTAAACGTCCTGGTCTTGTGTTTGCCAAACAAATAGTATCTGTTACTCCTCCTGCTTCTACACCTAGTCAAGGACTTGTAGAATTTAATGATAAGCTTATTGCTGTTATTAATAACACGATATATCGAATCAATCCTAGTTCTTCGTATGCTGTTACGACTCTAGGTACTACGTCTGCATCAACTAGCCAAAGCTATTTTGTTAAAACATTTCTAGATACCTATTTATTTTTTCATAACAAGGTTACAGGTTACTTATACAATCAGGCTGGTGCATCTGTAGCAATGACTACGTTGCCTACAGCACCCTATGTGTCTGGAGCTGTATCTTTAGACAACTATATATTTTTAGCTACTAGTACTAATCGTATTTACAACTCAGCAGTTGGTAATCCAACTTCTTGGGGAGCTTTAGATTACGTAACCTTTGAGCAGAGCACTGACAATCTTGTTGGTATTGCTAAACATTTAAACTATCTTGTAGCTTTTGGTTCTACTAGTATGCAGTTCTTTTATGATGCTGCTAATGCTACTGGTTCTCCTCTAGCTTTAGCTCCTAGTTATACCTCTGATATTGGTTGTGCTTCTGGGGATAGTATTGTTTCTACTAGTAACACAGTATTGTGGATAGGTACTACTAAAACTAATAGTCGTTCTGTCTATATTATGGATGGAGTATCCGCTGTTAAAATATCTACGTCCTCTATAGATAGACACTTAGAAGCTGATAATCTTAGTCAAATAACTGCTTATTGCTATACCATTAGTGGTCATAGTTTGTATGTTCTGACTCTCCATAATACCCAAAAGACTTTGGTGTACGATTTGAATGAGAGGATGTGGTACACATGGACTCAATATTCTATTCAGTCTACTGGGCAACCTAATGCAGGTACTTACCAAGAGTCTTATTTCCGTCCTTCTTTCTTTACAACACTGAGCAATATTGCTTATGTCTTAGATGACGATACAGCAACCCTGTATTACTTTGATGTAGACATTTATCAAGATAACGGACAAGCCATCTACTGTCGTACTGTTACGGACATCTCTGACAATGGAACTACTAAACGTAAGTTTTATGGAAGGTTAGAGATTATTGGGGATAAAGTATCTGGTGGGACTATGCAGGTACGACATACAGGTAATGATTACAACACTTGGTCTACTTATAGGTCTGTTGACCTAAATGCCTCTAGATCAGAGGTGTATCTCAGTGGTGCTGATAGACGTAGAGCTTGGGAATTTTTGTGTACTAGCAATGTTCCTTTACGTCTTGATGGGGCTGAAGTTGACTTTAGGATTGGTGAGATGGATCAAGAACAAGCTGTTGGTGGTGGTCGATATAGGAGATAACATTGAATAATGCTGTAGAAATTGTAAGTTCAGTTGTTGCCCGAGAGGGGCTTAATCTTCAGACTACAGAAGGCAAGATGGCTTTAGGTAAAGCTTTGCTTGAAACTGAACAACAAGAGATTTCTACTATCCATAGGTTTGGGGGTGGTCTATATATCCGTGAGGCTCATTACCCTAAAGGAACACTTGTAGTTGGCTTAGAACACGTTTCTGAGCACATGAATGTACTGCTCAAGGGTAGCCTACAGGTCATAGATACTGATGGTGCTCCCCAGACTTTAACGGCTCCCCATATGTTTGTGGCTAAAGCTGGAAGTAAATTAGGACTTACATTAGAAGATGTTGTATGGCAAAATATCTATGTGTCTAACAGCACAGATGTAGCGTACCTAGAATCCACTTTGTTTGTTATTCCTAATGATCTTAAGGAACATCAAGCAAAACAACTAGCTGAGCGTTACCCACTGCATGAAGAAGATCGCCAAGACTTTTTAGCAATGGTTGAAGAATCTGGTTGGACTGTTGAAGACATCGAGCTAGTATCTAAGCACAGAGAAGATTGCATTCCTTTTCCAGATGGTAGCTATAGCATATGTGCTGGTAACTCCCCCATCCAAGGCAAGGGTATGTTTTCTACTGCTGCTATCCCAATCAACAGCATTATTGCACCTATGAGACTTGGTAATTGTAGAACTCCTGCGGAGTATCTAATCAATCACTCTAAGAATCCTAATGCAGTAGTGTTTAAAAACAATGTGGGCGATATGTTCTTAGTAGCAAATAAGAACATTAGAGGAACTCCAGGGGGAGATCAAGGTGAAGAGATCACTATCGACTATAGGCAGGTTATGAAAATAAACAATCTTTGGAAGGGAAACTAAATGTCTGGAGCATATGTATCATTAGCCGTAGGCATCAACTCCTTAACAGGTGGTGGCATCACTGATGCGTTAGGTATGGGTGGAGATAAGGGAGCAGGTGCTCAAAAAGCTGTTGATCCCTTTACTTCTTATCGTGGCAAATTAGGACAGATGTATTCTGGCTATTTAACTGGTAAAGACCAAACAGACATCACCAAAATGCCTGGGTATAGTCAGTTTCAAAAGGGGGTAATGAACCCTGCTTTAGAAGCTTCTAAGCGGAGTTCTGCTGCATCTGGAATGTTGAGATCTGGTAACGAGCAAATAGCTCTACAAGACATTGGTCAGCGTGGCTACTATGGTTTTATGACTGACTATCTTAATCGTCTTGCTACTGGTTCTGGTGCTGGTTATGCTCCTGCTCAAGGTGGTTTAGCTGGTATATCTCAGAGCAATCTACAAGAC